TAGAGGTGTTGGTTCATATGCTAGAAAAACTCTTCAACCATTGTCTGGTAGAAAAAACAGAGGTGGACAGAGATTGGGTGAAATGGAAACTGCATGTTTAATTGCACATGATGCCCAATATAATCTGTTTGAGTTTATGACTACAAAGTCTGATTGTATTGATCTCAAGAACGATTACATTAGACGACTAATTGATACCGATGTAATCAAAGAGGAATCAGAAATCGATACAACCTCTGAATCAGTTAAACTTCTAGAAGCATATCTTACAGTAATTGGTGTTGACAAATAATAATATATAAGTCCTTGGAGAATATTCTTCAAGGACTTATGTAGGAGGTTTTAAATGAACGAATTACCCGATGTTCAGCAAACTGAACCACAGATAAAAATTCCCATAAAACAAGTTGGAGTTGAAAATGTTGAAGTGCCTTTTTATCTTGAATGTAAAGAAGGTGGATTTAAATCTATGGTTGCAAATGTTTCAATGAGAGCAAGTTTAGATAAAAATACAAAAGGTGTTTCAATGTCTCGTTTTATTAGAACATTGAAATCATATCTAAATTTGCCATTAAAACATGGTTTGTGTTTTGAAATTTTAAAAGAACTTAAAGAAAATTTGGAAGTCGAAGATGTATTTATGACATTTAGATTCAAACTTCCAATTGTAAGGAAATCAATTAAAAGTGATAATGAATTTCCAATGTATCATGATTGTATGTTTGAAGCTCATTTACTTACAAAAAATAATCAAACAGAGTTTAGATTTTTCCAAGGTATAAAAGTTCAATATGCTTCATATTGTCCATGTTCGGCTGAATTATGCAATCATCTTGTGGATAATAATTCTATGGGATTTCCTCATGCTCAAAGATCATTTGCAAATATTATGATTGCAGGTGATCATACAAATGTTATATGGTTGGAAGATTTGATTGAAGCAGTTGAGAAATCTATACATACTCTTCCATATCCTATAATCAAAAGAGAGGATGAACAAGCTATAGCAAAAATTGCAGCCAAACATCCAATTTTTGTTGAAGATGCTATTAGATCTATATCTAATGAAATTGATCATATGGATGGTGTTATAGATTGGATAGTCAAATGTATTCATGAAGAAAGTATTCATAGCAGTGAAGCAATTGCAGTTAACTATAAAGGTATTATTGGAGGATTTGATTATAATACATATATAGGAGAATGATATTATTATGAATCAACATGCGAGTCTGTATCATAGAGAACAATTCACTAATCCTCTTATGAGATCTTCATTGATGGTTTCGATGGAATTCGGAATAGAAAGACGGGTCTTAAAAGTTCTCAAATCTCGATGGGCACCTAGTGTTCCAACAGATAATATTGAAGATCCATGCATTATATCATCATTATTATCACAATTAGTTCCTACTATGAATGAGTGTGATATAGTTGATAGTTTAATGAGGGCTGAAATAAAAAATAAACTTGAAGAAATTATGACAACATATGCTACAAAAATGGAGGATGAATGAATTATTTAAATATTGCCGGTGGTAAAATTATACCTAGTGAAATGCAAGATAATAGCGGTTCTACATTTAGCATCATGCTAGATACAATGTATGAGGTGTATGAAAAATCTATCAATTCATGGGATCTATTAGAAAGATATAAACATAATGAAATGGGTCTATATTTTTCAGGAGAATGTGTTTATGATTTTCTAGATGACAATCTTATTCCATTTGATAAGATATATTGTCATAGATTTTTAGAACATGTACCATTTGATAAAGTATCATTTTTCATTTATCAAGTATCGACAAATTTAAAGATGGGAGGTGAATTTGATATAATAGTACCAGATTATACTGTTCTAGCAGAAAGATTATTAAATGAATCAGTTGGAGCAGAAGGTTGGGATGCGGAAAACATTATACTGACAACAGAAATTGTCAATGAGCCAGGATGTCCACATGCATCTCTTTGGACGGAAGAAAGACTTAAATATCTATTGGAATTGGAAGGTAGATTTGCCATCAAAGATCTTGAAAAAAATTATTTATATGATGGCAGAGATATTTACATTAGAGCTATATTTAAAAGAATATAAAGGAGAAATTGAATGGATGCAAAGGAAGCAGTAGCAAGAAAAATAGCAGAAGTAGCAAGTGATGTAGGTATTGATTCAGTTGCTACATTAACAGTACACGACTCAAACGGTAAAGAAAAACCTGATGCTGACAATAATGTTGTTATCATAGATGATAATAAACATAACAGGATGGAAGAAGTTTCAAAGATAGCAATATCAAATGGCATTCCAATTATCATAGATGATAACATAGATGATAACAAACATGATGAAGTTCCTTTGTCCCAAGTTCTTCCTCCTATGGGATATCGAATGATAATTAATCAAGGGGAATATGTGGTAATGTATGTTAATAGAGGCCAGAATAGATTCAATCTAACACCTGTTACAAATGAACCATTATTGGCAGTAGATGATACATTTATGTTGAATGTATCTAAGTATAGAGTTACATATGTATCACCGAAGAAGAATCAGTTTTCATGTAGTCCAATGTAATTGATCATAATCATCTATTAATTTATTTAAATAAGAAAGGAGAATTTTATTATGGAAAGTTTAGCAAGCATGATTAAGGATACAGATACAGAGGTTAATGTAACACCAACAACACTTGATATTCCAGATCAATCTGTAGAACAGAATGATAATGATGGAACTGAAGTTATCAATGCGAATGAGCAAGCGACTGAAACTTCAGATCATGAAATTTCAACTACTGATCTATCAACTTGGTTTCAAGAAAACCATAATAATTTCGATAGAGTCAATCGTGTCAACATTCAGATCAGGGGAATTATTGCCAATGAGGATTTGGTATTTTCAGTACTAGACCCAAATGGTGGAGAGGATGATCGAGGGAATCCAAAAAGAAAATTAAAGGTTTGGAACGATGCTCATAAGTTTCAGGTTCTCAACCTAGATGGAACAGACATGAATGTTTTCTCAAATGGATTGGTTTTAATACATCAGATCAATGATATAACAATAAAATGTTATGGCTCACGATCTGGTCTACATGCAGTCTTCTGCTTGACTGTTGGTGAAAATGTTGTGCCTTATGCTTATTCTAAAATGAAAAGAAAAGACACAAGTCTTGCAATACCAACTCCTCCTGATCGTAATTCAATAGAAGCTATTTTTGAAGCTCCATTGAATAAGGAAGATATACAGATTCTATATCCTCAATGTACAAAGCATATTGATGATATGGAAACATTCACTGATCTATATAATTGGTTCATTGACCGTCAGAAAGGAATATATGATATAAATCATCTCCTTCAGATAGACAATGTAATAATTAATAGTATTTCTTAATTTTTAATATATGAGGAATGAGTTAAGTTCTCATTCCTCATATTAAAGGCCAACACATGGACTTTAATAAAGATTGCAAATTGTTTTTGAAAGATTTGTATTATTATGACATCACATCATGTCATTATCAGATTCTTCAAAAGTTAGGAATTGATACGACAGATATTCCAGCAGATGATAAAATTCAAAGAAATGTAATGATTGGAAAAATGATAAGATCAAATCCAAGATTAGGATCATCATTAAGATCAATAACAGTTTCAACAATAGATGATTATATTGCTCAAAATAATATCAAAGATGAAGATATAATTTTGAGACAATATGATGGTTTTATTTCAAAGAAACAATTGAGTTATACTAATTTTGGACTTTCTCTTGATTTACATCATTATTTCGTTTATATGATCATATCATTTGATAGAAAGTGGTATATAGCTTTAGATTCAAATAATCAAATTATTGTTAAAGGTATACCACATAAGTATGATGGGATTGTCACAATTTATAAAAAGTTGTTAAATCTTAATTATTCTAACAGGAAATCAATATTTGTTGGATTGGATAAGATAAGAGAATTAGTATTAAATTCAGATGATCCTAAATTGTATTGCATTCCAACATCAAATAACGATTATAATGTTTATTTGAAGGATTATGGAGAGGTTGAATTATCTGAAGGTATGGTTGGTATAATGGATACAGAAGATATTGATAGAGAGAAATACTTCAATTATTATATACGACCATTTTCAGAAACTATAACAACAGAATTTATTTAACTATTTAAAAGGAGATTAATATGAGTTTTGTAGAGAACGCTCAAGATATGGGATTAAGGGCAGTTGATGGTTTTGGTTTTCATCATGCAGATGAATATTCAGAAGTTTTGTATAGGGGTTTAATGACCACAGGAGAAGTACCAACTGAAGGTAATGAAGACTTCAAAGCATCTTCTCCAATTCCAAACATTGCATTATTTACAAGAAAGACATCAACAAATGATTGGGGATTTTGTGGGATTCTTTCAGATAAGTATAAATTTGAAGCAAATTCAACATTTATATCTTCAGTACGAGAAGCAATAAATGAAACAGAAACCTCCATTGTTACAGAAAATGTATTACAAACTCCTGATTTGACTCAGATAAGAGCTTCAATGGTTCTTCAAAATCCACATGATATTGGTGAAGTTGGAGATGTATATCCACAAGTTTCTATTGAGAATTCATACAATGGTTCAATGTCAAAGAGAATTGCATTTGGTATTCATATAATGAGTTCTTCACGACTTAATTATGAAATCAATTTCAATTTCAAGAAACTTGGAGTTATGAGACAAATACATCATCAATCACATGATACTACAGTATCTTCACCAATTGGAAATTATGTTGAGAATTTTTCATCAAATATCACTGAATTGTTCCAATCCAATTTTGAAACACAATTAACTGAGGATTCTGTAATGGCTGTATTGGATAATATTGAAAAGATTGGATCAAAGCCAAGACGTGCAGTTTCATCATATATATCAAATGAAGATGGAGGAATTGAAAATGTTAGTGCATGGGATATGTTTCTTGCAATTGCAAGATATACAAATTTCACAACATCTCTCAATACCAAACGTCTTCTTGAAAATGCAGCAGAAAGAGTGTTGATTGTTCCTACCAACATGAGAGATATGTTAGCAGCATCAAATAGTTAATAAGTATTATATTTATTTATTTATCCCAAAGAGGTCCACATATTATATGTGGACTTCTTTTTTTTGTCATTTTTTTGTCATTGAAAAAATGAGAACAAAATATAAATAAATGGAGGATGCGTATGGCTAATGAAGTTACTTATAAGGCTGATAAAGCCTATCAAATATCATTGTTATTAGATGGTGCTGAAGATGATACGATCATCAAGTCAGAAGACATACTTGGAATTTCAATTATATCTTCAATTTCAGTTCCATACCAAACAGTAATAATAGATTTTAACATACATCCAAAAGATGCAGTCTTATCAAAAATATATGGTCAAAATCCAATTAAATTAAATATAGGTCTTAAAACAGAAGATGGTCAAGAATTAGAATCAATAGAATTTGATTTGATATTTACAAATATTGCATTTAATGTTCCTGTAATGGATGCAAGTGAACATGATCAAGATCTACTGGCTATTCCAGTTAGAGTTGCAACCGTAACAAGAATGCCATTTCAAATTATGTCATCTCTTGTAAATAAAATTTATGGAGCAATTGATGATAAGAAAACACCTAGAGATATAATTACAGATCTTCATAGTTTGATTCAGACTAATATTCAAAATGTTCCTGATATTTCGTATGACACTGCTTCAGAAAATTTAGATCTTATTGATCAAGTTGTAATCCCACCTATGACATTTAACAAAGCATGTAAATATATAAATAATACATTTGGACTTCATGATGGTGCATCTATTGTAGTATGTAATTATGATGGGACCGTATATGTTAGAAATATGTCTGATATAGTTCAGAATAATCGTTGTGATGTAACTATAACACAATTAGTTAAAAGTAGAAATTCTGATGAAAACACAAGTATAATTGAAAAATCTCTATCAGGAACTGATTATTATACTTATGATAATATAACGTCAAATAATGTTTCAAATTCTAAATTTGCATATCAAGGAAAAACTATAAATTTCATAACTAAACCTAAAGATGATTTGTTTGGGCTTGTTGAAATTGATCTTGAAACTATATGTAATTCATATGGTTTAACAGATGGTGAAGGTATATATTATGATTCTGGATTGGACAGAACAAGATATGTAATTGAACATACAGGATATGAGTCATCTCAAACATTTGCAAATTGTTTTATGGCTAGACGTATGTCTAATATGACAACTATGGACTTTAGTTTAGAAAGAAATATCATGATAGAAAACTTATTATTAGTTGGATCGGGAATCAAACTAAATATACCATCAGAAGTATCTGATTTAAGCGGTAATTATGCATTAGGATCAAGTGAAATAAAACTATCAAGATTTCAATCAGGGTATCAAGCGACTGCTAAGGTTCGATTGATTAAGACAAATAAAACATAATTTTGAGAACAAAATATAAAAGGTGATATATGGATAAATCTAAACTGAAATTGACGGCAGAAGATCGAGTTAAGGAATATTTAAAATGTAAAAATTCATTTCTACATTTCTGCTCAAATTATATATACATAGAACAACCCGGTGGAGATGTTTTATTAACTCCTTATGAACCACAGAGAAAGCTTATAGATACAATTGGTATTCACAATTACGTCCTTGTTTTAAAATCAAGACAAATTGGAATATCTACAATAATCCAAGCTTACTGTGCATGGTTATCTGTATTTTATGAGAATGTAGTTATAGGAATTATTTCAAAAGATGCTCCTGAAGCGACTGACTTTGCTAGATTTGTAAGAGGTATGGTTGAAAAACTTCCAAAATGGATGTCACCTAATTTTTCTAAATGTACTGAGCAATCATTTATATTAAAAAATGGTAGTAAAGTGTATGCATCTCCTGTTAATCCAAATGCTCCTGAAAAATGTCTTCGTGGTAAAGCAATAACATTTTTAGTTATTGATGAGGCTGCATTTGTTAAATTTATTGATGAGGCATGGACAAGTATGGTTCCAGCATTATCTACCAATCAGAAGGCAGCTAGGAAGTATAATGTACCACATGGTACAATAGTTCTGTCAACACCGAATAAAACAGTTGGTGTTGGAAAATGGTTTTATGAAAGATATATGAATGCTGTTTCAGGAAATGATATATTTAAAGACTTTGTTATTCACTGGAAAGATGTTAAGGAATTGGCAGAAGATAGTGAATGGTATGATACACAATGTAAACTTTTTGATAATGATAAGAGAAAAATTGAACAAGAGCTTGAACTTAAATTTCTTGCAACTGGTGGATCTTTCTTTGAAGAACATACAGTTCAAGTATTACAAGATATCCAAGTTGAACCAATAGAAAAGATTAAATTATTTAATGGTGAAGCATGGAGATATGCTCGTGCAATTCCTGGTGCTTATTATTTAATAGGAGTTGATACAGCACCTGAACATGGAGAAGATAAATCTGCAATTACAGTTTGGGATTATAGAACATTAGAACAAGTTTTTGAATATCAAGGAAAATTATCTGTTACAAATTTTACAAGAGTTGTGGAAGTAACAGCAGCTCAGTATCCAGGTCTAATTGTAGTTGAGTCTAATTCATATGGAAATCAAGTTGTTGAATATTTAAATAACAGTGAATTAGCAACTAGATTATATAAAGAGAAAAGAGGGCAAAATACTTTAGTACCAGGATTAAGTACAACATCAAAAACAAGACCATTGATAATAGATTCTTTATATACATATATAACACAACATCCAGAATGTGTTAAATCAAAGAGAATGATCTTGGAATTGATTGGTCTTGTAACTAAGAATAGTGGTCGTGTTGAAGCAGATACAGGATGTCATGATGACCTTTGTTTATCTGCCGGTTTATGTTTTTATGTTCATAAATGGGACCCACCACTTATGATAGATTCATCAAGATACAATGGTTTAACAAAAGATATGGCTGATATTATATCAATGAATAACGATGTAGCATATAGCAATCATCCACATGATCTTCTCAACCAAGTTAAACAAGCTATGGATGAAAACAATAATTCACAAAAAGATTTTTCATATGTTGATGTTCTGTCTTTTTATAATAAATCTTAGGGAGGCGTTAAATGGACCCACAAAATGAATTGCAAGAAATATTTGCATTACCAATAGGAACCTATGAGATAGGTAATCTAGATGGAATGAAATTATATTCGAGTGAATCATTGTTAAAAAAATATGTTTTAGCTATGCGTGATTATAAAAGGACAAAAGCTATTGGAAATGTATTAGAAACAATGGTTAAAAAACAAAAAATAAATCCTTGTTGGTTAAATAAAGGTATTTTAAGATTATTAGCTCATAAAGCAGTTGGTGGAACATCTAAAATGACTTTAGGATTTTTTTATCCAGAAGTTAATAAAATATATCTTTTGATAGATAATAATATTTCATTTGGATATGCATCAAATTCTGGTTTAGCTCAATTAACATTGCATGAAGGTATGCATATGGCAGCTACTACCATGAAACAAGGATTCGCAAAATTGTTTCGAAAAGAATTGGATATGTATTATCAGTCATATTTTAGAATGTTATTCAATCTTCCACATGATTATGACATATCTAAAGAAGCAAATGCAATGTGGACATTTGCATATAATTCTTTTGAACTTGGAAAGTTAGATGATCCAAAAGCATTTTTGAAGAAAAATGCAATATTAATGAAAGATCTATTTTCAAGATTTGATATTCCAGATTTAGATAAAATAATTGAAGACTATTCCACACTAATTTATATATATTTTAGAGGTGGTCTTGATACATTGTTTAGAGACTATCAAAAGTATGCATATATAATGAATCCATTATATCAAGCATATAGAGATGTTTTTAATACTAAACGATTAGATAGTTTTTGTCTTCAGGAACTATTTTATGTATCTGAAGTTATATGTATATCATCTGAATATTCTAAAGATCTTGGAAAAATATATTCAGCATTTAAAAAGCTTAGTTAATTAAAAGGAGATTTATATGGCAGATACTACAATATCAGACGAATCAATAAGTTCAGTAGCCTCTGCATCATTAGACAAAATTAGAGCTAATTTAGCAAGAGAGTCAGCGAATCAAGAAAGTATGGGAGAATCAATCTCTAGTATGAATTCAATAATGAATAATCTTGTTAAAGCATCTGATGGATTAGCTACAGGAACTAAGAAATTAGTGGGAGAAACATCTTCTGCTATTCATAGTGCAACATCATCTGGAGCTAAAGCTATTAGAGATAGTGCAGCAGAATATGCAAGTGCAATAAAACAAGATATAAATGTGAATAGACAAAATCTAATGATGACATCATTATCAACGATCAGTCCAGTAGCTGGATATTTTGCGACAAAGATGATGGATACAGGAGTTATTAGAAATCTCAAAGAAAGTATGGGCAAAGCTTTATCTGGAATAGCAAATAGATTTAAAAATATTGCTACAGCAGGATTTGGAAAAATAAAAGGAATATTTTCTGGTGTTGGAACATGGTTTAAAAGTATTCGATCTGGAAAAAAGAAAGCTCCAGATGATTTAGGAATTAAGGGGGCAGTACGAGGTAAACAAAAATATAGATTCTATAGCAAAGGAACAGGAAAATTCTTAGGAACTGAAGAAGGATGGGAAATGGCTAAAATGGCTGATGCCCAACTTACGATGGCAAAAGAAATTGCAAAAATAACTAAAGATAAAGATATTATTAAAAATGTTAAGAAGACAGTACCACATCTATCAGAAGGTGGATATATCAAAAAGGGTGGACTTGTTAATGTTCATGCTGGTGAGGTTGTTCAGCCAGTTGAAGATGTTATTGATAAAATAATTGAAAAAACTGATGCAAGAATGGAAAAAAAAGAAACTGGTGGAATATTTAAATCAATGAGATCTATTCTTGATTCTCAGAATAAAAAATTTAGACAAGTGATGGAAAAAGAAGGAAAACAAGATGTCAAAAATCAAAGAGGGTTTATCAAAAGTTTTACAGCTGGTTATACAAAATCTTCCAGACTAAGTGATTTATATTCAGTTGAAGAACGAATGTTGAGAGTTCTTATTGAGATGAGAGATACACTTGGATTCCAAGAAGAAAATATGAAACAAGCTTGGGAACAGATTATTATTGATCATCCTATGATGAGATATGCAACACAAGCTGTTAAGGGAATGACAACATTTGTTGATGTGTTTAGTGGTTTCAAAGTATTTAGATGGGCAATAAAATTACAATGGGGTGGACATAAATATAGAAAAGGAATAGCAAATTCTGGAAATCATTTACAAGACATGAGTGCTAATATTGCTCACTTTGGTGTATTGCAAGTTTTGCGACTTGATCAAATAATTGAAAATACACAAAGAAGTAATGAGAATTTATCTATACTTGCGGAAGGATTAGTTGGAAAATCAGCAGCAGGCATCAGAAAGAGAATGGTTGAAAGTAGAGATATAATTGAAAGAGTTGCTGGTTTAGTTACAGGATCATTCAAAAATGTTTTTAGTGATACTGCAAAATGGGGATGGAGTAAATTATTTCCTAAAAAACAAAAAGCAACAGAGTTGTCTACTGTTGATTATTTAAAATATGGATTGCCATTATTAATAGAACAACAACAACAAACTAACGATGAATTATCAACAATTAGTAGAAGAACAAAGAATATTAGAGAACAACTTATTATGATCAGAACAAATGAGATGGCTGCTATGACAACTCATTTATCATTTATAAGAGGTTCAAATTTAGATATATTAAATTTACTTGAAAATGTTACTACAAAATCATCTTTACAAAATGATTTATCTTGGCTTCAGGGATTGAGTGGTATGCCTGAAGAATATTATACAGAAAAAAAAGCAGCAGCTGCTGATGGTGGCTATATATCTAGAACCGGAACAGTATTAATGCATGAAGGTGAAGTTGTTCAAAATGCTCAACTTGTTGAAGAACAATCAGATACATTTAAATTGATTAGAGACTTTATTAATGCCAAACAAATTCAAGAGAAGAAACAGAATGTATATGAAGTTTTAGTTCAAATGAAAGAAGCTGATACAAAACAAAGAAAGAAAACAGGAGGATTGTTTTCTTATTTAATGTTAGCTTTGCCAGCAGCTTTAACATTCATCAAACAAAAATTGGGATTTTTAAGTTATTTAACACCAATCGCTAAAGGTATGGGTTCATTATCTGGATTGTTAGGAAAAGGTTTGCTCAAGATAGGAGCCTCATTAACATCAAGTATTACAGGATTAATTGCAAAAATAGGACCACAGTTATTATCTGGTGTTGCAGGTTTAGGAAAATCAATGATGCCATTGATGGCAAAAGCTGGTCCTCTTATGATGGCTGGAGCAGGAGGATATGCAATTGGTACAGTATTGAATAAATATCTTGTTGATCCATTAGTATCAAATATGTATGCTAAAATTGATGATAAGGTTAATGAAGTATATGAACAACAATCTAAACAACAGCTTGCTACACATACAGAATTTGCTACATCAACTACAACAGCTTCAGCAGCAAGAGCAGCAGCAAAAGCTAAAATGGCGACTGGTTTTATTAATCCTGAAATTCTCAAATTAGCTAATGAAAATATTGATGATGGTAAAACTACAGCACAAGCTGTTTTAGCAGCTCAAAATATGTATATGAATGAAAATATTGATAGTTATCTTCCTTATACTACAGCTACTGTTAATAAGTTGAGACTGAAATGGAATCAAGAAGAAGGATTTAGAAAAATGAGAATGGCAGAAAATAATACTGCCGAAGCTATTAAGAGATATGGATATGAAAGAGAAAAATCATTTTTAGGTTATCTTCTTTCTTCTGGAGAGACAAGATTATCAGAATCAGACATAGCTAAAGCTCATTTATCTGAAACTGTATATCGAGAAAGACAAGCTCAAGAAATGATTTCAGAAGGATTCTCTAAAGAACAAATATTGAAAATACAAAATACAGCTACAGAGGAAGAATTAGCTAAACTTAGACAAGAACAACGAGAAACAAAACAAGCAGTTAGTGAAGGAACTGGTGGAATTGTAACAACAATTGTAAACACAAATAATAGTAATAGTTCTTCAAATATTACAAATGCATCAAATACAACTATTCCACAAGCTCCAATGCAAAGTAGTCCAGAAACTGCATTGATACTTAATGGAGAGGCACAATAAAGGAGATACAATATGGCATTTAAAATAACAAGTAAAGGTGACATCACAATTATAGATGATGATCATACAATAGGTATGCCACCAAGTACTTATATTAGTGATTCTATAGTTAGGAATTCAATGCCTCAAATGAGCATCATTCCAGCTACTCCAGATTTCACATTAGGGGCAACATTATTTCAATTAATTCCTGCTTGGGATGATTATACGCAAAAATTAGAAAAGTTGGGATTTGGTATTTCATCCAGATCCCAAGCATTAAATCTAGCATTTATTGCTGATAATTTTCCAACTGATACTTTTAGTAATGAATATGGAGATTCATTTCTAGAAGGAATGGCAACGGCTGCATCACAAGGATTGTCAGATGTGACTCAATTTTTTGGAGCAAGAAGTGCGACTGATCTTGTGAAAAAGATGGGTACAGGTGGATCAGAAGCATTGAATAGTCTGGCTGGTCAAGGAGGAATGGCGGGTCAAATAGCATCAGGTGCTGCAACAGCAATAGATCAAATGACTAAAATGGCAGGGCAAGTTGAATCAGCAGCACAAGGACCTGGTGTGATGAATACAATATTAAGAACAGCTAATACAATGGCTGGTGGTGGAAGAATGGATTTTCCTAAAGTATGGAAAGGATCATCATTTGAACCATCATATACCTTAACATGTAGATTATATAATCCACACCCAGGAAATGCTAATTCAACAAAGAAATACATTGTTGGACCATTAGCAGCTATTTTATTATTAGCAACTCCAATTAGTAATGCAGAAGGTACATATACTTGGCCATATTATGGAATTATAGATTGTCCAGGTATTTATAATTTGAAGGCAGGATATATAACAAGTATTGCTGTTATTAAAGGAGGAGATCAACAATCAATTGCATGGAATCAAAATTTAGCAGTTGTTGATGTAAGAATAGATTTTGGAAGTTTGTATAGTTCGATTCTTGTAAATACATCTGATGATAGTAATAAAGATGAAACAAGACCTACATTGAAGAATTATTTGGAAGCTATGGAAGGAAGTAAACCAACTGAAGCATATCCGTATGAAAATGCTCCAGATGGTGTTGGAAATTCATCAGTTTTAGATGAATCTAATTTGCCTCAACCAATCACTATTACAAAAGAATCAAATTCAATTGTATCTGATTCAACAACACCAACATCAAGAGTTGATTCTAGTTTATCAGATGCTGCTAATACAATTGAAGATGAAGCAAATTCAGCATTAGATCAACTTAGATCCTTTGGATAATTTGGCAGTCTTTTTACATAATTTATTTCTAAATATCATTGATATATAATATGCTACAAAAAGATTAACCAGAAATTGAGTTTGGCGAGATTGTTGTTTATATTTTTCATCATACTTAATTTCTGGTAACATCTTTAATAATAATTCTTCAATGTAATGTTTGAAGTTATTAGCACTTACCTGTTTAGTAGCCATTAGTTTCCTAACATATAGAAAATATCTACTCCCACAAATAGAATTCATACTCTTCACATCCTTAAAAAACATCTCTAGAATGATTTTAATATTATCTGTATACCTTAGATCAGTTATTTCATTTGCGAGCAGCCTCGCTAGTGTTAGACTGATTTTAGATAATGTTTTAGCATCAGTAATAGCATTATCATCAATGTATTTATATACAGTAATATCTCTAACAATATTATCTATAACTCGTGTATTATTATCTTGTTGTTGATATTG